TCAAAGCGCCACTACATGAACAGCGGCAGGACCTTTAGGTCCGTTCTCAATACCAAATTCAACTTCCTGATTCTCAGTTAATGTTTTGAAATCGTTGCTCTGAATTGCTGAGAAATGGACAAACACATCTTTGCTGCCATCTTTCGGCGTGATGAAACCAAAACCTTTTTCAGGGTTAAACCATTTCACTAAACCAGTCATTTTGTTAGACATAATTATTACCTTTTGAAGAAATTAGCCCTTGGGCAGAATGGTCCGAAAAAAAATATCAGAGAGAAAAACCAACAAGGAAATCTCAAGAGGTACAAATAATAAAATTATAACAATGACTGCTTCAGATAAATTTGTAACAAACCAGAACACCATTAACGCATGATTAACCACCCATAGCAAGGATTACTTTTGTAAAGAAAAACACAGCAATGAAAGAATAGCTTTATTTATTAATAAAACGTGTCATTCTGATTAAGACCTTTTATCTTACCCTTAAGATTTCAGGAATTTTGGCTCATGGAAGAGTCCTTTTTATTTAAATTTTACATTCCGCGATGTAAATGTTCCGATTTAATATTACCCTACATTTGATGCTTTTTATCTCTTAAAGATTCATAGATCTGTTGACAAGTCACTCCTGCGATGTAGCGTTCGTCAGCAATTTCAGCATAAAGCTGAGCTTCTGCTGCAATATCTCCGAGCATGTTGGTGAGCATTCCTTCGGCGGTTTTGGTTGTTTTGCCTCTGACGGCAGCGGCAAGATCTGCGGTATGCTTCGCTGCGTCAAGGCGTATGGCATATTTTTTTGCTTCGGCACGCAACTGGTTAACACTATCAGACAGATAAGCAGCCCTGGCAGAAATTTCAGCAGATTTCTGTTGCGCATCTTTAACAGCCTCATCACGGGCTATAGTTCGCCCCTGTTCAATTATTCGAGCAGCAAATTGAGCATTTACCTCTTGTGATAATGCGGCAGCATCACGTTCCGCCCATTTTTTTTGCCATCCTCGGTCGCTCCAGACATTTCCGACGATAAATCCTGACAACACGAGAAAAATCATCATGAATATCTGATTCACTGTTCTATCCCCCAGCAGGTTAATGCGCTCTCCTGGTCACGACGAATAACCTGACCGTAACAGTTATTTGAACGAATGCGGCAATCGCGTCCGCCATCCTTAATCCACCAGCGAATCGCTTCGCATGCACCTTTACGATCACCAGCATTCAGCCGCTTATAAAACGTCGACGGGAAACACTTACCGGGACCAATGTTATAGGGACAAAATGACGCGATACCCGCTTTTTGTGGTTCGGTCAGTGGTACTTTAATATTGCGCTCCACCCATGCCAGCGCCTTATCACGCTCAATGGCGTTGACCTGATCGCATTTTTCCTTCGACAGTTTCATATTGGGAAAAACGGTTTTTCCATCCACCACTGTGGCACCCCGACAGATGGTCCATATGCCAGAACCATCGCGGTATGCCATTGTGTGGTTACCTTCTTTTTCGTCCAGAAACTGGTCAAGTATCTGAGGAGCAGATGCGCCAGCACCAATCAGCGCCAGAACGGCAGCCGACAGGCCGTATCTGATTTTTGTGTTCATATATATTTATGATGAGGACGCTCGTGCTTATTGGCAGGATTTTCAATCTTAAAGGAGTACTGATGCTGCAGATAAGACTCAACTTTTTCTGACAATTTTTCTGCTACTTCCAGGAAGACTTGCCGGACGCTCCTTCTGGCTGCTGCCTCATAAAACTCCAGCGCAGCTCCTTCAACACGGTCCATGGCGACATCCAGGCCAAAAATTTCACCGTCAAAGCGTTCTTTGTCCTGTAAGGCTACAGTTACCGTAACTTTATTCTCAAAATTACGGACTCCTTTCACAACCAGTTCATAGTCTTGAGTCATTGGATTACTCTCCTCTCGCAGCCTTACGCCTGTCTTCTTTAATCTTGAAATAAAGATTTGTCAGATACGTCAGCAGGCCAAAAACCAGGCTACCCAGCACACCGATTGCAGCCCACTGTGACGGAGTTACTTTATCGAGTAACTGCAATGCCCAGAAACCAGCATTACCCGCCGATGTGCCATAGGCAACACCTGTTGTTAACTTATCCATTGATTTCATATCCTCACCCCGATGTACACGGATGGTGCAATATGTTTGAAAAGATCGGAGTCTACGGGGTAGTTTTGACAGCACACGTTGTTCTCAACGGCGCTAAAGAAACATACACATTAAAAATGTGAGTAATTATTTTGAAAGAAAGTTATATATAAAATAATAATACGAGAAATGTTTTCATATTTAGTGTACTGTATACGGCCATTTATACAGGAAAAGCCTATGTCAGAACGTAAAGACTCAAAATCACGCCGTAATTATCTCGTTAAATGTTCCTGCCCAAACTGCACCCAAGAGTCAGAACACAGTTTTTCAAGAGTACAAAAAGGTGCCCTTTTGATCTGCCCTCATTGCAACAAAGTATTCCAGACAAATCTTAAAGCTGTAGCCTGATTGATTTTATTAGTAACAAGTATTTTTTATATTTTAATAATATATTTAAAGCAGATAATAAAAAACCCGCCTGAGCGGGTTTGAGATTGTGGTGCTTTTTGTGGGAGTCATCCACTTACGCACTTTGTTTTGCCATGCCAGCAGTTAGCTTCTGCTGTAAAACTATTCATGCAGCAAACCTGCACTTCACCACAATGGTTAGCATACTTTTCCTGATTAAGATTTTGCCAAATATGCTGGCCATTGTTTCATGTATTGGACCTCCTTACTTTTTATTAAAGAGATCCAATATTCACTACTCTGTCCGTATCTCTACTCAGGCATCAGCCTTCTTCGTTATCGTATACAGACGAGCGATGAATTTTAATCAGTAATGATGACATTTACTGCTGCAGGACCTTTAGCACCACTCTCTATAGAGAAGGTAACCTTTTGACCTTCAAATAAGGTTCGATAATTATCATTCTGAATCGCAGAAAAATGCACAAACACATCTTTACTACCATCAACAGGAGAAATAAAGCCGAAACCTTTATCAGCGTTAAACCATTTTACTAAACCAGTCATTTTATTTGACATTCTACATTCCTTAACTTGAGCCTTTCGGCATAAATGGTTTGCATAACAGAAACGACTTCGTACTTAATTGGAGAGACTCAAAGAAGGAATAAGTGAATAACACCTGAAATGAGAACTGCTTTAGTAAACTACTTCGTATATCGTCTGTTCTTCAAACCGACGCAGTCATTAACTCATAGTTGAACATATGAAGCAATGTTTATTTTAGACATCCAGCCACCTTCAACCCTATCAACAAAGTAGTTTTCTCCAGGAACGTGTGTATGGTGCACCAGGTTATCAGTATTAAGGAGTTTTTCTGTCCCCTAAAATGACAGGAATTGTCAAAAACTTTGACTACAAAAGCAGCAAAGGTCTTATATTCCCATCCGATGGCGTATCGATGCCCAGCTTCACGTTTCAGCTCTCAATCTTCGAGATGCAGAAGAAATTACCACAGGATTACGCGTGGAATTTTGCCGGATAAATGGTTCGCGTGGACCTTCAACTCCCAATGTTTATCCCGGGATGAGATTCAATATCTCTATTGCCCCATTTAAAGCACAAAAACCCGCTTATCAGCGGGTTTTCTACTTTTTTCTAAACGTCGGATACACAAAGCCCATCGTTGAGAAAATCTTATCCATGTTTTTTGAAAAATGCAAACATCATGTCGCCATCTTCAGCAAAAATCATTTATCTCGTCACCTTCCTCAATTGCGCTTCCGCGTATGCTTCTTCCTGCCAGCACTTTGTTACCAGTTTATCAATGACGTCCGCATACCCCTTATACCACTGATAATCGGTCAGGTCTGGTACCAGCTTCTGGACATGACGTCGTGCCAGCGTGGTCGGTAAACGACTAAACCGGTTTCCATTACAACGCCCACAAATCTTATATACCGGTACGCCATGAAACCGGGTTCTTTTTTCATCCAGAACAATCCCTTTACCCTTACACCCTCTGCACGCTGTGCTGACTTCGCCCTTACCATGGCAATGCTGACATAGTTCCTTCACCCATTCTTCCTTGATTACAGATTCCCCGCGTCTGTAGTGTTTCACCACTTCGCGCAATACATTATAAAATCCCGTACCTGAACAATGCTCACAGCGAGCCTTACTTGCCGCAGACCTGGAGTAATCAGCAAAGGCAAAACTCACGAGGTAAGGAATAATCTGTAACCGGATTTCTTCACTCAATTTGTTCAATGTCGGGTTATCCAGTGCCATCGCGTAATTTAGCAGGCCTTCAATCGCAAACTGAGGGTCCTGAACACCAACTTTTGCCAGAAATAAGGCCAACCCAAGTGGTGCTTTCGACTGCACCATCCCCTGCGCTGCCATTACATCCGTAATTGTTAAACAACCGGTGCCTGTCGCTGGAGCGTCATCGCTCAATTTTGGAGATTTTGGGGAGTAATATTTTGGTAAGGCTTCAAGGTTCATGCTCGTTCTCCACTTACGCCAGTACGCCAATTGCCAGCGCGCGATCGATAAAACGAAATATCAGCTCCAGTTGGGAGCCATACTTCTCTTCAAATGCCACTGTATCCGTATGCAGCTCGTTGTGATGCTTTCTGCACAAAGGCAACACAAAGAGATCATGTGCTTTTGTTCCCATTCCGCCCTGCCCGTGACCAATCAGATGATGCGGATCGTCGGCTGGCATACCGCAGCAAGCACACGGCTGTGTCTTAACCCAACGTGTGTATTTCTCCTTAACCCAGCGGCGACGTTTAGGCAGCTTCATGAAAGATTCCGGAGACTCTGGATCAACGGTGATGCTTACCACCGTCTTTTCCTGTGGTAGTTTTTGTTGCTGGTGGGCGTAAGGCAACGGTGCAAGATTTTTTGTGCGTTGTTTCAATATGCTGGTGGCGGTCTGCTCTCCCGGTACGATGTCGCTTTCGCGGTACACCGAGCAGATTTTTTCCGCTGGTAATCCCAGCGAACGACGCGATACAGCCTCAGGTAGTGCATCCACCACCTGATTGCAGACCGCCCACCAGGATAATTCAGCCAAAGATAATTCCCGCTCCTGCGTACCGCTTATTGCGTGACGGATGACGTCAATCACCCATGCTGTCAGATTTTGTTGAGCAAGCAGCTCCAGTGATTCCGATGTCTGGTCACGCAGTTGGTTGTCGCAGTGCCAACACAACACCATTGCGCCGGTACCATAACGGTGAATGACTGTTTCAGTGTGATGGTAATCTCCATTAGGCCACTGGCAGGATGTAACATGACGTAATAGCCAGTCAGACAATGCGCCAACGCCGCCAGCAGCACGAATCACCCGTTCGTTACTAAAAAACGGCAGCAATGTTTTGTCTTCCGCCAGCGGCTGGCCAACGGCAGGAACGACTCCGGATGGCAGATTACGCATGCTTTTTGGTTCCGGTTCCACCAGCACTCGAGGATTATGAAATATCTGTATGGATTCACGGCCCGGCTTAAGGACCACCAGCCCAAGCTCAGGCACCAGAACAGGTCTAAGTAATACCCGCACGTTACCTCCAGATCCGTTGCTGGAAAGTGCGGGACGCACGTGGTGGGCGTTCGGAGTAAGGCAATCTGACTGAGATTATCCAGTGACGGTAGTCGAGACTAAGGGCTTTCTTAACCTCGTATCCGCGCCTGCGGTAACACTGAATTATCCATTCAGCCTGCTCTTCAGTGCATGGAGGGTGTTGGAACCATTCAGACTTGAATGCGTGAGAATACCGCTCGTGCGTGCAGGCAAGAACGGGCGAATTATCAGAATTGTAATATTTTACGTTGCGTGCCATCGGTTTTCTCCGGTGGCACGGTGTTACTCAGCGGGAGTTCAGCCCCGCGCAAGATTGTAGATGAGTTTATTCTTCTGCAAAAGCTGAAAAGCCTGCTTTTATTCCGATCTCTTTCAGTGCCTGTAATGAAGTGACAAACTCACCTTCGCGCAAGATAAATCCGTCTGTCACTCGACCATCCACAAAATTAATTAACGCAGCCCCATTCTTTCGCAAACACATAATGCGGTAATGACTAACAAGATTTCCATTTTCAACGCACACAGCATAGAGGCCATCTTCACAAAAAATTTTACGCAGTTCTTCGATGTTCATCATCAGAATCCTTCCGGATAATTAGCTCTCCCCTTTAAGGGACCATCCCTCTTATCCCTGCGCGCTACTTAAGTATTTTTGATTCTATTCCGGCACCGTCCAGAACTTCAAACGCGTTGAAAATAAAAACAAAAACCCGCCGAAGCGGGTTAAGTGCGGGTGCGTTGAGGATGCCTGCCACATCAGAGGTGGCGAGGGATTTCTCCCTCGCCGGGTCTCTTACTCCTCAGGTTCGTAAGCTGTGAAGACAGCGACCTCCGTCTGGCCGGTTCGGATTCGTACCTCGCAGAGGTCTTTCCTCGTTACCAGTGCCGTCACTATGACGGTTAAACAGATGACGATCAGGGCGATTAACATCGCCTTTTGCTGCTTCATAGCCTGCTTCTCCTTGCCTTCCGGCACGTAAGAGGCTAACCTACATGTGTCTAGCATGAAATTGGCCTCAGATTAATGTTAAGCGTCTTGCAGGACGCGTAATGTTAACTGGGGCTTTTCTCTATCTGCCTTTGGTGTTCATGCCCGAGGCAGATAGCCTCAAGCACCCGCAGGCATTCTACTTAACTCCCGTTACCTCGCCAATATGCAATCAGTCAGAAAGGCGATCCATAAGAACAATGGCAAGAAAATAAATCGCCATTACAGCCGCAATAGCCAGCGCACATTTGAGAACCAGCACCACAACCTCCTGTATTGGACGTACACCAGTCCTGATAAATATGAGGCTGTCTCGTCAGTGATTCAATGCAACTATTAGATATAGTTTCTCTGATTTTGTTCTGTGGAAATGAAAAACAGCAACCAGTCACCACCAGCACTTCTTTAAATATGCAAAGTCCGATGCAAGCTAACCTTCTAGTCCGCTTTTATTTAGCGAGAAGCGGACATTTACTATTCATACCTGTTTAGCTCCACTCTCTTTTGAGTGTTCCGATTGTCCGTACATCATTGAGTGCTCATCCGGTGTGTTTGAGAGGTGCATTCCAGATCCGAATAGCACCTCGCTTACCGTAAAAAACTCTTAATACTCTTTTTCCTAAGATAACCTTGGTGGTTCGCCAATGCTTTTTAACAAGGAATTGTATTGATGCGGATCTGACGCATAAATCTTGTCTAACACGTAGTTGGCTACTTTGGAAATTTCTGGAATCTCCACAGGTTTGAATCCGCGATCAGGAATTGATTCGAGATGTGAAAACTCGTTGTTAAGTCTATTCACAAGAGCTATCGCTGTTGAATCCTCTTCGCCAAAGAATTTCTTGATCCGTTCAAAGGCATCGTTCTTGTCATCATGGTGCGGGAACTTAAAGAACAGAAATGCCTCAAGGAACTTGCGGAGGTTGTTACCGAATCCATAGTATGGTTCATGAGATTCATTCGCTCCAACTTGATTACGGCACTTGTAAATCTGATGAAACAGGTAGTTGAATTCAGTGATGTAGTCTCGCAAATATGAAGGCATCAGGGAAATCTGACTTGCCCCTCCATTTCTCTCAACGATTAAATGTTGGCATCCACCATGATTCCTTTCATTAGGAAGTGATATTTTCTTCAGATATTTCAAGAAATCTAGGTTGTGGGTGGATATAAAAAGCTGCTTATAGCGATAGCTGTTTGTTCCATCTAAATTCTTAATGGGTTTCGCAATCAGGCTTTCAATCAAGCTGAACATGAAGAAAATGTGATTTCCGTCAAGACTGGAAATCGGGTCATCTATATAAATGATCAGATCCTTACCTTTGCTTTCAGGCTCTTCCAACTTGGCCATGAAGTAGCAGAAAGCAATCAGGCTGCATTCTCCTTCGCTCAAGTTGTAGGCTGATTTGCCATCTCTGGTGACTTCAAACTTAACCGAAGTATTCTCAACATTGTCTTTTGCTTCAAGTTCGATGCCGTCATGACCAAAAAAGTGGCTGAGCAACTCATTGACTCGCTCCGCGCCCTTGCGTTCATCCTTCTGCTGCCCCTGTAAACGGGTCACTTCGGTTTCTTGTTCAAAAATTTCAGCTTCAGTTTCGGTAAAGGCAGTGTTGGCTGTGTTAGCATCTGACTTAAGACTGGCAATACGGGCGAATTCATTATCGTAGGTGATGTCTGCGATAAAAGACGCCACATCGGTAAGCCGGAGAGATTCTCGTGCAGTGCTTTTATCGTTCTCCAGCGAAATTGTGCGGTCATTATTTTTGACGATCAGAGCATTGATGTCGCCCACACATTGCTGAATTGCTGTCGGATTATGAATATAGACAGGCATGAGAACCTGCTGAAAAATAGCGTTCTTTCTCTTATCCAACGCAGCCTGCAGAGCTTTGAGGTCCTGCATGTAGTCTTTCAGATGTTCAGAAAGTTCTATCTTGCTGTTTTCAAATAATATTTTCTCTTCTGCGTAGAATTTATCGCCAGTCAAAGTCAAGAAGTTAGGAATGGCTTGGATTTCGGTGGTGATAGAAGTCAGACATGAATCGATACTTGACTCCAGAGCCGAGGATTCCTTACTGAAGTGAGAGCCTAATACCTGCCAGATATCATGAGGAAGATTCTGACGACAGAATGCGCAAGTGTCCCGCTTATCTTTGTGCAGCGGTATACCTTCCTTCACCCACATCTGGAGAGCCGTCTCATTCAACAACTCCTGAATTGGCAGGGTAGGCTCAATCAATCTTAAAAGGAGTTCTTCAGCTTCTTTGCTTATTGATTCGATGTTGAGGTTTATCGATACGGTATCGTTAATATCAGGCAAGGCCTCTTGCTTCAAGAGATTGACCTTGGCTGCTTGTTCTTCGGTTGTCAGAGCCCTGAAGCCAGGTTTTTTGACTAAACCAATGTCTTTTTTGATGCTTTCTATGTTGTAGACAGCAGGGCCGTAGATGCGATTCTGTTTAATCTTATTGTTAGCATGAGAACGAAGTTTGCCCTCTAGAGCATCAGACGCAGTTTTATGATTGTCTTTGGTTCGATCTCGCTCTTTCTTTTTAGCTTCAAGCTCATGTCGGAGACCCGCCTTCGATTCAACACTGCCTAACCTAGTTTGAATTGCGGTAATGGCATCTTCGATTTCTTTATTCTTTTCACCAACGATAGCAAACGTCTTGATCTCGCCGTCGGTCTGATTGACCAAGAAGTTTAGGTTATCGCTCACAAAATCCCGGTTGTAGACGCGAACATCGTAGCCATGACCAGCAAGACTTACCTGTGTCACATCACCTTTGTCACCACGAATAGTAAAATTTGGGTCCACGTAGTTATGTGGAATGCGCCCCGTTTCCAAAGCGCGGAAAATTCGTGAGAGTGTAGTTTTACCAGAGTAGTTCCGTCCGTAGAGGATGTTAAGCCTCTTGAAATTCTGGACATTGTTACCTGCATCCTTAAGGCTATTTTTCCAACTGAGGTCCGTAAAACTACCGAAACTACCGATGTCAACCTGACTAAACATGAACACTCCCGTCGCGCTGGCTATAGATTGTCAATTTGCAATTGAAACAGATTGTTAACCCAGTCTACTCTGAGTTTAAGGAATGTTTAAATAGGTTATTGATACTTCAATAAATATCGAACATTTCCCTGATAAAAAGACAATATACGCTGCATAACTTCGCTTTTACGGCACTCACTACAAATTATATTATGATGTCTGTCGTAACGACGTATTTCTCCGTCAGCTAATGACCAGATAAGGTCCGGATCAACCACAGCAGGTTTCTTCACCTTTGCCCTCGAGAGTTTTTTGCGGGCGTTTTGCCAGTCCTTACGCGCCTGTTCAGAGGGGAATAACCCGTAGCCGGAGTTGTATACATCGCCACTGGCAACCAGCTCTCTGGCAAGAACGCTCATCAGATATCTTGTCGCACCTGTTTTAGCTTCCAGTTGCCGTAGCGTCTCACGACCGCTCTGGCGCACGAGTTCCACCACCTGCCCTTTAATTTTTTCCCGCTCTTCTTGTGTAAAAACTTTTGCCACAAGTCCCCCTTAAAATTACCTCATGACCTGAAATCAACACTTATCCCCTGAAACCAGGCGGAATTTCTGTATCCGGTTCAGAAATATGATTCACACAACGCTGTACAGACGAACGCCCCAGACGGATGACCAGTTCATCCCATTTTTCACGAAGTTTTGACGGGCTCATGATGTTTTTTACCCAGAATGGATCTCGCTGTACCCGACCAAACATTTCGCAAATTTGTCTGTGGCTTCTGCCATCCAGCATCCGCATTGTGCGCACGTCATTGGCCCAGGCAGTCCAGTTAGGCTCTTTTGGTCGCATGATCTCGCCATCATCACTGGCTGCCTGTTCGTAGAGACCCACGATCCGCCCCCAGATCCACTGCGCACACGCCAAATCCTCCCTGCTACCCCACTGGCGTTTTTTCGCACTAAACACAACCGCGTCGGAGTTCCGGGTTAAAAAATCCTGTTCAGTCGTCTGCGGATCCGGTTGCGAAGCTTCCGGACGAAAAGTGTTTTTATTCTCTGTAGTAATCTCTGTTGTATTCTCTGTAAGATCATCAGGCCATTTTGACCCGATGACATTGGGTCGTTTTGAACCAATGGAGCGTTTCATTTTGACCTCTTCCATCGTGTCATTTTGACCTGATGGAGCGGCGCATTTTGAACCGATGGATTCGCTCAATTTGCCACCATCTAAAAGCTCGCTCCCATAGTTGATCGTGTAGAAATTGGTCATATCGCGCTTTGATTTATTGAGCTTTTCACAACGCAAAAGCCCCAGCGTTTTCAGACTTGCAAACGCGCGCTTTAACGTTGACTCTGACCAGAATGGGAACTGTTCCAGCCATTGTTCCGTTGTGTTGTAAATCCAGCGAACACCATCACATTCCATGCCGGAATTGGTATCTCTCAACCAGTAATGCAACTGCTGCAACACAATGGCTTCATTTAAGCCAATCTTCATCGCAAGCTGTGTGTTTATAACCAGTGGGCGTTCAGCAAAAAGAAGGCTCATAATTCCATCCAGCTTTTTGTTGGTATTGCTGTCGATACGCAAGTTTGAAAGCAATTGCTTTTTCTATAAGTTCGTCAGTTTCACGATCCACTACGGCAGGATCAGCAAAAAGCAGTCCGGACTCCACCACATCGCCATATTCTTTGTTTAACCCGGCGATCATGTACGTGATGCTTTTTCCGTCACTAATTTCACGATACAACCTGAAATCATTAATCCGGATAGCCTCCATAATTGCAGGCACTAGCGCCGTGAACTTTTCACGCTTATCCCTGGTGTCGATAGCCTTCCAGCGTTCGAATATCTTCACTCGATTAACGCCAAGCGCTCGCTGATCAACCGCGCCACCTTCATCTGTGACACGCTGAACATCGATGTTCGGGCGCTCTTTCAAAGCCCAGAATGCTTCAGTGATTAATATCGTCGCCTGCTCCTGTGTCATTCCTGGTCGACATATCCAGGCATCCAGAGCCTCACGAGCCTGTTCAGGAGTGATTTTCATTGTTCAACCGCCCCGCCCGCTTCGTCTTACGATATTCGTCATAAACCTTGGGATCATACTGAAGCTCGCCGCCAGATGCCTCCTGTAGACGCATCGCGCGACCTTCAGGAACCAGCTCTTGCCATTGAGAAACAGCAGATGGGTCAACGCCAGCAGCTTTCGCTACTTTGGCTTTCGTACCGTAAAAATTAATTACGTCTGATTTAAACATCGCACCTCCAATATTGAGTTTTCTCAATGCTAATCACTCAAGGAATCTCAAGTCAAGGGTTATTAAGATATCTAAATATGAACGAGAAAACTTTAGGTCAACGCATTAGAGAAAGACGTAAGCAGGTAGGCTTAAGTCAAAACGGTTTAAGCAAAGCTGCTGGCGTATCTGGCTCATCAGTTTCATTATGGGAAAGTGACCATACAGCCCCGCGCGGGCAAAATTTGCATCGCCTCGCCGAGGTATTGCAATGTTCACCAACCTGGATACTGTTTGGCGACGAGGACAAAACACCAGCTCCCCCTGTTTCACTCGATAGTGCCTTAGACTTATCGGAAGATGAGTTAGAGATGCTGCGTTTGTATCGCGCACTTCCTAAATCAGAGCAACAAGCACAACTCAGCGAACTCCGCGCCCGCGTTGAGAATTTTAATCGCCTGTTCACCGAGCTATTAGAGGCTCGCAAACGCAACAAGCATCAATAATCATCCCTTCACAAAATTTTAAAGCCTTACATTTCAATGTATTGGCTTTATCTTGCGCCAATACTTGAGTTTTCTCATCAAAAAACCTTGACGAAAAACAATGAGAAAACTAAATTACCTCCATCAAGACACCGCACGGTGTTCTCAGCAAACAGTTCCGCTACCCCGGCGTTAAGGGGAAATGAGGTCAGCATGGATACTATCGATCTTGGCAACAACGAATCTCTGGTGTACGGCGTGTTTCCAAACCAGGACGGCACGTTCACCGCAATGACGTATACCAAAAGCAAAACGTTTAAAACCGAAAATGGTGCCCGTCGCTGGCTGGAAAGAAACTCAGGTGAGTGATATGGATTTCGACACAATCATGGAAAAGGCTTACGAAGAATACTTCGAAGGCCTTGCCGAAGGCGAAGAAGCTCTCAGCTTCAGTGAGTTTAAACAGGCACTCAGAATAAGAATGTGCTCTCACAATGACGCGGAGCACAAATATGAGAAGCAAAATCAGACCGCAGAAAATTTTGTTCTGGAACCCGGAGAAACGCTTTTCAAAATTCCCGTTACGTGCCCCATTTGCGGTTTTACATCAGAAGAACTTGACGACTCCTGTAACAATCAGGAAACAACCAAGTATGTCGAAGATGATACCGAGTGCGCACGAAGAACGATTATATCCACAAGTCCAAACTCCAGGACCAATAAATCTCACTTTGAGAGGGTGATTAATCCACTCCCCCAAACCAATAAAAAAGATGCCGGAGGACAAAAAACCCAATGGAACAACGGGATATCTGTCAAAAAAAGACGTTCCATTAAAGACAAACAACGCAGCGCCAACAACTGTAAGCGCTTTATACCAGTAATCAATTTTCATGTTCTTAAGCGGATTTATTGGTGGTTGCGACATTGCTTAATGAATCCTTAAAACTGTGGTGATTTTAAGGATACCACCTCGCCTGACGTGGTTAAAAGCAGGCACACAACACGAAAGCGCACGGCGAAGTTCGTCTCACTGTACGGTGTCGTTAAATTTAATTCGACCGTGCGCTTCCGGTTGTGGCAACCCGCAAAATGGCGCGGCGGTAAGTATGGCGGGGTTATTCCTTCCCCGTTGAGGACACCGAGTTGTCAGGTTGACCATACGCTTAAGTGACAACCCCGCTGCAACGCCCTCTGTTATCAATTTTCTGGTGACGTTTGGCGGTATCAGTTTTACTCCGTGACTGCTCTGCCGCCGTTTTTAAAGTGAATTTTGTGATGCGGTGAATGCGGCTAAGCGCACGCGGAACAGTTAAAACCAAAAACAGTGTTATGGGTGGATTCTCTGTATCCGGCGTTAATTGTTAACTGGTTAACGTCACCTGGAGGCACCAGGCACTGCATCACAAAATTCATTGTTGAGGACGCGATAATGAAAACGTTATTACCAAACGTTAATACGTCTGAAGGTTGTTTTGAAATTGGTGTCACTATCAGTAACCCTGTATTTACTGAAGATGCCATTAACAAGAGAAAACAAGAACGGGAGCTATTAAATAAAATATGCATTGTTTCAATGCTGGCTCGTTTACGTCTGATGCCAAAAGGATGTGCACAATGAATTCAGCATTTGCGCTTGTTCTGACAGTTTTTCTTGTTTCCGGAGAGCCAGTTGATATTGCAGTCAGTGTTCACAGGACAATGCAGGAGTGTATGACTGCAGCAACCGAACAGAAAATTCCCGGTAACTGTTACCCGGTCGATAAAGTTATTCACCAGGATAATAACGAAATCCCGGCAGGTCTTTAAAACAGTTCCGTAATAAACATCCGATTTCATTCTTATATGCCAGCAATGGCAGGGATTTGTTCACCCTTAAATCTGTAATGAGGTAAAACAAAATGAGTAAAGTCTTTATTTGCGCCGCCATTCCGGACGAACAGGCAATAAAGGAAGAAGGTGCCGTCGCTGTAGCCACTGCCATTGAAGCCGGTGATGAACGTCGCGCCCGCGCAAAATTTCACTGGCAATTCCTGGAACATTATCCGGCTGCTCAGGACTGCGCTTATAAATTTCTTGTTTGCGAGGATAAACCCGGTATACCCCGCCCTGCCCTCGATTCCTGGGATGCTGAATATATGCAGGAAAACCGCTGGGATGAGGCGTCTGCTTCCTTTGTCCCGGTCGAGACTGAATCCGATCCGATGAACGTCACTTTTGACAACCTAGCCCCTGAAGTACAGAACGCTGTCATGGTTAAGTTCGACACATGTGAAAACATCACTGTTGATATGGTGATTAGCGCACAGGAATTGTTGCAGGAAGACATGGCAACATTCGACGGCCATATCGTTGAAGCGTTGATGAAAATGCCAGAAGTTAACGCTATGTATCCGGAGCTTAAGCTGCATGCCATCGGGTGGGTTAAGCATAAATGTAAGCCTGGTGCCAAATGGCCCGAAATTCAGGCAGAGATGCGCATCTGGAAAAAACGTCGCGAAGGTGAACGCAAGGAAGCCGGAAAATACACGTCTGTTGTTGATCTCGCCCGCGCCAGAGCCAATCAACAGCACACTGAAAATTCAACAGGAAAAATCAACCCGGTCATTGCTGCCATTCATCGCGAATACAAGCAGACATGGAAAACACTGGATGACGAACTGGCCTACGCTCTCTGGCCTGGTGATGTGGATGCCGGAAACATTGACGGCAGCATCCATCGCTGGGCAAAAAATGAAGTTATCGACAACGACCGCGAAGACTGGAAGCGTATCTCGGCATCAATGCGCAAACAGCCTGATGCCCTTCGCTACGACCGCCAGACTATTTTTGGCCTTGTCCGTGAACGTCCGATCGACATTCACAAAGACCCTGTGGCACTGAACAAATACATTACTGAATACCTGACTACAAAGGGCGTGTTTGAAGATGAAGGAACAAATCAGAGCGCAACTGATACTCTCTCGTCGCCAGTACCAGAAACTGATGCAGTGGAAACGGCAATTCCAGACAACGAAAAAACCGAATGCAAAGTGGAAGTCGAACCATCTGTAGAACGTGAGGGGCCGTTCTACTTCCTCTTCACCGACAAGGATGGCGAAAAATACGGTCGCGCAAATAAACTTTCTGGTCTGGATAAGGCGCTGTCTGCTGGGGCTACTGAAATCACGAAAGAAGAATATTTCGCCCGCAAAAACGGTACATACTCAGGTTCACAACAAAATACTGGTGCATCTGACACGACCGCACAACCAGGGTCAGTAAAAGTTACCGCTGACGAAGTAAACAAAATTATGCAGGCAGCCAATATCAGCCAGCCTGACGCCGATGAACTGCTTGCAGTATCACGTGGTGAATTTGTTGAAGGGATTAGCGACCCGAATGATCCGAAATGGATTAAGGGGATCCAGACCCGCGATTCTGTGAACCAGAACCAGCAAGAAACGGAACAGAACGACCAGAAAGCGGAACAAAACAGCCCAAATACGCAACAAAACGAGCCAGAAACGAAACAACCTGAACCAGTAGTGCAACAGGAACCGGAAAAGATCTGCACCGCCTGCGGTCAGAGCGGTGGCGGCAACTGCCCTGATTGTGGTGCGGTGATGGGTGACGCAACATACCAGGAAATATTCGATGGAGAGAATCAGCCTGAAGTTCAGGAAAATGATCCGGAGGAAATGGAAGGCACTGCGCATCAGCACAAGGAGAACACTGGCGGCAATCAGCATCATGCCAGCGATAGTGAAACTGGCGAGGCGTCAGATCCCTTAATTAAGGCAAACGGTCATCATAATCTCACATCCACCAGCAGAGCGGGGATTCATCTGATGATCGACCTTGAAACCATGGGAAAAAATCCCGATGCCCCGATTATCTCAATAGGTGCAATATTTTTCGATCCGCAAACCGGAGATATGGGACCGGAATTTAGTAAGACTATCGATCTGGAAACTGCTGGCGGAGTCATTGATCGGGACACCATTAAATGGTGGCTTAAACAATCACGCGAAGCGCAATCTGCCATTATGACCGATGAAATCCCGTTAGATGATGCACTGTTACAATTGCGGGAATTTATCGACGAAAACTCCGGTGAATTTTTTGTTCATGTCTGGGGAAATGGAGCCAACTTCGACAACACGATTTTGCGCCGTTCATACGAACGGCAGGGGATCCCCTGCCCGTGGCGTTACTACAACGATCGCGATGTACGCACAATCGTTGAGCTGGGGAAAGCCATAGACTTCGATGCCAGAACGGCTATTCCATTCGAAGGTGAGCGCCATAATGCACTTGATGACGCCCGTTACCAGGCAAAATACGTTTCAGCTATCTGGCAAAAACTGATCCCGAGTCAGGCTGATTCTTAATGTTCAACTGTCGCCGGTTGTGACTGGTATTCTGCAACCGGCGCTCGTCTGATGTAAGAGATAAAGAAATCGATGAGCGAAGTAATCATGATTGTCTCTCCCGGCAAATGGGTATCCGAAGAGCAGTTAATTGCGCTGAAAGGAATAAAAAAAGGTACGTTAAAAAAGGCCCGGGAAAAATCGTTTATGGAAGGAAGGGAATATAAGCATGTCGCTCATGACGGTATGCCATGGGATAACAGTCCATGCTTTTACAACCTGGAAGAAATTGATCGCTGGATTGAGCGCCAGGCATCAGCAAGACCAAGACGTCATCTTACTTGACTAAAAGCCACACTAACTAATGAGAGAAGTTGAAATGAAATATCCGACAGGCGTGGAAAACCATGGAGGGAAATTACGTATCTGGTTTGTTTATAAAGGCGTAAGAGTCAGGGAAAACCTGGGGGTTCCTGACACAGCAAAAAACAGGCGCGTTGCAGGTGAGCTACGCGCCTCTGTTTGTTACGCAATAAAAACTGGTGTTTTCGACTATGCAAAACAGTTTCCCTCCTCACGCAATCTGGAAAAATTTGGTGAGGCCCGACAAGATTTAACCATAAAAGAACTGGCTGAAAAATTTCTGGCACTGAAAGAAACTGAAGTCGCAAAAACATCACTCAACACATACCGTGCCGTCATCAAAAATATCCTGAGCATAATCGGTGAAAAAAATCTTGCCTCATCGATTAATAAAGAAAAATTACTGGAGGTTCGTAAAGAGCTACTGACTGGATACCAGATCCCCAAAAGTAACTATATTGTTACACAACCAGGGAGATCGGCTGTAACTGTAAATAATTACATGACAAATCTTAACGCCGTGTTCCAGTTTGGTGTTGATAACGGTTACCTGGCAGATAACCCGTTTAAGGGGATCTCGCCATTAAAGGAATCAAGAACCATTCCGGATCCTCTTTCGCGGGAGGAATTCATCCGTCTTATCGATGCGTGCAGAAATCAGCAAGCCAAAAATTTATGGTGTGTTTCTGTTTATACTGGCGTTCGCCCTGGTGAGCTGTGTGCACTTGGATGGGAGGACATAGATCTGAAAAATGGAACAATGATGATCAGGAGAAATTTAGCAAAAGACCGTTTCACGGTCCCAAAAACACAGGCGGGAACCAATCGGGTCATTCATCTTATTAAGCCAGCAATCGACGCTCTCCGGAGTCAGATGACATTAACGAGACTGAGCAAAGAGCATATCATTGATGTTCACCTCAGAGAGTATGGCAGAACAGAAAAACATAAATGCACCTTTGTTTTTCAACCTGAAGTGTCAGCGAGAGTAAAAAATTATGGTGACCATTTTACCGTTGACTCAATAAGGCAGATGTGGGACGCAGCGATAAAACGTGCCGGACTCCGCCATCGAAAATCATATCAGTCGAGACATACTTATGCCTGCTGGTCGCTGACAGCTGGTGCTAACCCGGCATTTATAGCAAACCAGATGGGCCATGCAGATGCGCAAATGGTATTTCAGGTATACGGAAAATGGATGTCTGAAAACAATAATGCACAGGTAGCTTTGTTAAATACACAGTTAAGCGAGTTTGCCCCAACCATGCCCCATAACGAAGCAATGAAAAATTAAT